CTAGCAATGCAGGGCCGTTCACATTTCCGCCCGGAGTGTTACCGAATACGAATGAATTTGCACTGTTCAGCCCCTGGAGATAAGCCCATGTGGTAGGGTGCATAAGCCATCTTGCGCCGTCTTGATATTCGGGTGCAAGCTTGCCCACTAATTCTCCGGGTTCTGCCATCCCGATTTCGGCCGCGGCATCGAGTGTCAAGCCCGCTGTCCCATTGGCCAATATCTCAGTGATAAGTGCTGAATTTAGCGTTCCTGCGAAGCCACGCGCCAGCCAACCGGTCAAGAACTGCTCCAATTGGACCGTTTCATCTGCGATTAATTCCCAGGATAACTGAACATATTTTCCGGCTTTCGTGAGTGTCAAGTCGATACTGCCAAGCGCCGGAGCGTCCAGAAGAATGTTCCCCTCTTCGGATACAGTGCTGAAGAGTACATCCGCTTCGCCGTCGGTCGGTATTCGGAGCGTAGTCCCCCGCCCCTCGACCTTGGTGCAGCCTAGCTTTTCATGCAGCATCATCTCGGACCGGCGTGCCACGATACGATCAAAGACCGGCTCAGGCACACCTACGCCGCCCTCGGCGTCCTCGCCGGCTTCCAATGCGACCCCGTTGTAGGCTCTTAACTCAGAAGCCCGGTGATCGTCGCCGGTCCGTATCCAATCGTAGAATACGCCCGTGATCTCCCGGTCCTCGGCTGTGCTGTGATAGCCACCACCACCGCCGTTGTACGATCGGCCCCCGTCAAGCGCCTGTCGGCCAGTGCCCATTTGTCGCATCTCCTGCATCGCCACAGAGTCGATGCCCTCAAGCAAGCCCGTCAATTCCTCGCGTCGCGTCTGCTCAACCAGCAGGCGTGCCGCCTCATCCTTCAACTCGGCATACTGACGCTCTTCGTCCTCAGTCATGCCCACATCCGAACGCGTATCAGCCTCATTGACGATTGCTTCCATCTTGTCAATGGCTGCGGCGCGCATCTGTCGCAACTCTTGTACAGTCTTCATCATGCTCCTCGTAATCTCAATAGATCCGTCTCTCGTCGAAGTAGAGTCATGCGCGCCCGCGCCTTGTCTACCTGTTGTGTATCGTTAGCACCTGGTTCCAGCGCCCGCCGGACCCATTCTGGTGCGCTACGAACTATCTCTGCCGTGCTGTCCGGGTATGCCGGGAACGTCACCGGCGACACCTCATACAGTTTGGCGTTCCGCACTTCTCGCACAAGCTGCCCATCGTCGTCCTCAATCCAATCGTCGCCTTCCGGCAACACGGAGAAGCCAAACGACATTTGGTCCACGTCGCCGCGCTCTATCAGCGTCACAGCGTCCCGGCCCGTCTGCGTATCCGGCACGTCAACCTCAAAGCCAACGCCCGTCTCGTCTTCCCACACGCGCAGGCTGCCTGCCCTCGTGCGACCCAATACCTGGGCGGTGTCGTGCTGCCACAATGCCCGGATGTCGTCGCCCATGCTATTGGCGAATGCGCCTGGCTTGATGCGCTCCCGGAAGCCGTACATCATCACGGACAAGCGGTCGAACACCACCGCATACCCGCCGATAGTCTTCGCGCCATCATCCTTGGCCCGAATCTCGAATTTACTAGTCTCAAATGTTCGTCGTTCCATTTTGCTCTCCTACGCTGCCAGAATTACGCAATCGCACCCGCCATGCAGCGGAGGATGCCCATATGTACGCACCGCCGGATAATCGGCAGTGTCTTCGTCTTCAACCGTTAACGTGTCGCCCTTCTTCAAAAATGGCTCATCAATGGCAATCGTCACGCCGTTCAACTTCCGGCATAATGGACAATCGCCGCCCGTCCATTCCTTCTTCGTCACGCCAAGCCGCACCATCCCCGCCAACGCCAACGCATTACCGGCCTCGAACGCCTGATCCAACGCCGTCTTACTTGCTCGGTTGTCTTCCCAGCCTGCTAACCTATCCTCGACGACCCGTGCGGCCGCTTCCTCGCGCGTCTCATCCTCTTCCGGCTCTGCGTCCAGGATGATGGTATTCAGTTGCTTGTCGCCGCCCACCGCATACACCGCGCTGAAATTCATGGCCGATTCTTCCG